CATCATCCGAAGTTGAAGGTGTTATCACAAGCATCACTCTTGCAAGTGGTCAGGTCATAGCTTATTCATTATGAGTCTTGCAAACGCATTAAAAAAGGCAGCTTCAAAGACTCTTAGTAAGCTTGGCGGTGATGTGACTATCAGACAGGTAACAGCTGGCAGTTATAACACAACCACTGGAGCGATTACAGAGTCTACATCTGATACTACTATCAAAGGTGCGTTAACAAATGTAAATAGATCAGAAGTGAATGATCTGATTGAATCCCAGGATAAAAGATTAACAATATCAGCAGGGGATTTATCTTTTGTACCGACAACAAAAGATAGAGTCGTTATAAGTAGTGTTGAATTTAAAATTATTCAAGTTGTAACGAATGAACAAAATAATACAGCAGTAAGCTTTGATCTTATTTTAAGGTAACTATGACAAGACAAATAAGGCTAGATCAAATTGATGATGTAATGGCCGAAGCAGTACAACAGTTAATAAAAAGAACAACATTACGTTGGACAGAACTTTCTAAAAAAGCAACACCTGTTGGTGAAACTGGTAATTTAAGAAGAGGTTGGAATACTGATATTCAAAAATTTAAAGGCACTATTATTAATAATGTTGAATATGCTGAACCAGTAATTTATGGAACTTCACTTCCACCAAGTTGGCAAGGCAGATATAGAACAAGACAACAGACCATAAAAGGCTTTCCAGAATTACAAGCCAAGCAACTTACGACTCAATATATTCCAAACGAATTAAGAAAAATTATTAGAGGTATGTAATGGCTGCAGTTGATTTAAATACTATCAGATCCACAATCGAGTCAAGACTTGCTACAGAACTTGCATCAAGCCCAGCGATTCCTGTTGTATTTAATAACATGGCATTTGATTCCACAACAGAAGATACTTTTGTTCAATGTCAAACAAGTTTCGGGTCTGGCGGTTATTTAACAATGGGTGGATCTGCTAATTCTTCAAATAGTGTCGTTGGGTTAATACTTTTAAATATTTTTACAGAAGAAGGTATTGGAGCAGGGTCAAACCTTACGATTGGCAAAAGGTTGCGTGACCTCTACAATAATATTACAGTTTCAAATGTAATTTTTGATTCACCAGTTGGTCCAGAAGTTTTGGCATCTAGTCCAGAAGGTAAGTTTCAAACACAAATTAGAATTACTTTTGAAATATACGAGGAACTTTAAATGGAAATCACCGAAAAAATGCTAGATGCTATAGAGGCAGTAAAAGGCAGACGAGATCCAAATTATTGGGATGGTCGTTGTAAAAGATATATGGAAAATCAAGATAATTTAGAAAAAGATGTAAAAAAACCTAAAAAAGGTTAATATAAAATAAATACTTTCTTTTGTTATGGCTATCAAGGGTGATGTTGGCAAAATTATGTTTGAAAACGCTGGCGGTACGGAAGCTGACGTTGGGCAAACAAGGTCTTGGTCTCTATCTATTACTAAGGACACGATGGAGACAACTAAACAAGGCGATACTTTTAAAACAAATATCGGTGGTTTAATATCTGGTGAAGGTTCAGCAGAGCTTTTATATAACCCTAGTGAAACAGGTGCAGGTTATACAACTTTTATTGATGATGTTTTAACCACTGGTGACAATGCTGACGCACTATTTGAATTATTCCCTGATTCAGCAACTTCAGCAAAGAAAATTAGTTTTGCTGGAATTATTACTTCTGCTGAATACGGAGCAACCCTTGGTGAAGTTCAGATTATAAACATCAGTTTTCAGACAAGTGGTACCATAACTTCAGCTATATAGTAAATTAGGTTAAGACTTTTTATATCTTATGCCAGCAAAAAGAACAATTGACCTGTTGACTTCATCATATGGTGATGAAATGTCAACTAGAAGAAAGTATGAATTTAAAAATGCTAAAGGGGAAAAGATTGTAGATTTATATTTTAAACCTTTAACTAGATACGATAGACAAAAAGCCCAAAGTGCTACTGGCACAGATGAAGCATTAATTGTTTCAACACAATTACTTTGTCAAATGGCAGAGCTTGAAGATGGTACAAAAGCTTTTAGTATTGCTGATGCACCAAACCTACAAAGGGAACTTCCAGAAAATGTATTAAATGAAATAGAACTTTTTTTATTTGATATAAAACTTGATACAGACACAGCAAAAAACGATTAAAGCGAGATAACTGGCTTAACTTCGAGTTTTTTCTCGCAACAGAATTAGGAAAGACATTAAAAGAATTAAGACAATTAATTACACAAGAAGAATTAATGTATTGGGCTGCTTATTATGAAAATAAACATGAAAATGAGAAAAGAATGCATGAAAGAGCTAAAAACAGGTAATATGTAATTAATAGATTTTTTGTTTAACTTAAGTGGCCGAAAGTATAGTTACCTTAAGAGTTAATGCTACACAGGCTACACAGGCATTACAAGGGGTTCAAACAAAAACTACAAAATTACAAGGAGCTTTTGGAGCTTTAAAAACAGCAATAGTAGGTGTAGGATTAACAGCTTTAGCCAAACAAGCAGTATCAACTTCAACAAACTTTGAAAAGTTAAATGTAAGATTAGGTCTACTTACAAAAGCAAACGGAACCTTTGCTGCCTCACAAAAAATAGCCACAGATGCACAAAAAGCTTTTGGTTTAAGTGCAACAGAGGCACTTGAGGGTATTACAGATATAACCGCAAGATTAGCTCCTTTGGGTGTTGGTGTAGAAGATATTAAGAGTACTTTCTTTGGATTTAATACAGCAGCAAAACTAGCTGGGGCATCAACCATAGAGGCATCTAACGCATTTAGGCAGTTAGCACAGGCTTTGGGTTCAGGAAGATTAGCTGGTGATGAATTTAGAAGTATATCTGAGCAAATTCCAACACTTTTACAACCTATTGCAAAGGAATTAGATGTACCTATTGGCAAATTAAAAGAATTAGCTGCTGAAGGACAACTAACAAGTGAAGTTGTTTTAAGGGCTTTGAGAACTATAGAAACAGATGGGGCAGCTTCATTAAAAGCTTTAATAGAAAATGACCCAACTCAAGTTTTTAAAGATTTATCAAATGAGGCTGAAAACCTATCAAGAGCTGTAGGTGATTTGCTAGTGCCTGCGGTTATACCAGCAGTAAAAGGTTTGACTGCTTTAACAAAGGCTGCTGTTGATTTTGTTAATTCACCAATAGGAAAGACTGCTGCACTATTTACAGGAATTGCTTTAGCGATTAAAGGTGCAACTGTTGCAATAGGTTTAATAACTGCTGCAATGGCAACTGCTGGTGGTGTTGCTGGTGTTTTAGCAATAGCAATGAATGCAATACCTTTTGTAGCTTTAATTACGGCTGCTGGTCTTTTGACCACAGCATTTTTTAAATTAAATGGTGAAAAAAAGAAATTTAATAATTTACTGAACGAAGGTCAAGAAGATGAAGTTACACAAGCATTAAGAGATCAAGCAAAAGCTGTTGGAGAATTACATAGACAACATGAGAAAGCTAAAGGAAGAGAGAAGCGAGGTTTAAAGAGAAAACTTAAAGAGGCAGAACTTGAACTTAAAATGTTAGAAGGAAGATTGCAGACAGTAAAATCTGATCAGAAAATTGAAGAGGCAGCAAATAATATTGTTGCACTTAAAAAAGAACAAAACAAACAAAATACTGAGACAGTACGTTTAACTGATATTCAAAGAAAACATCATATGGGAATTGTTGCTGAAGCAAAAAAAGAGATGGATGCAATAAATGATAAAAAAAATAAATTTAACGACTTTCTTAATAAACAAGAAAAATCAAAAGAATTATTGGAAGCAAGTATTAATGGTAATAGAGAAGAGGTAGAACTACAACACGCAATAAATGATGCCGTTGCAATACATGGCGAACAAAACAGACAAAAAATAACAGATATACTTACAGCAAATAAAGGTTTAGAAGATCAAGCAAAGAAAACAAAAGAAGTTGGCACAGCGGCAGAAAGTCTTAAAGAAAAATTTAAACAGATTGGTGAAACTGTCAGAACTGATTTAGTTAATAATCTTACAGATGCTATAACAGGGGCTAAATCTTTTGGTGATGCTATGAAAAATGTATTAAATAATCTTAAAAGACAAATTATACAACTTGCTCTCAATAGATCTATTAGTGCTATTGGTAAGGCTTTGATGCCAAGTGGTGGTGGTGGTGGTTTTTTCTCTGGTTTGTTTGGTAAAAGAGCCGCAGGCGGCCCTGTTTCTGCCGGTGGTGCTTATGTTGTAGGAGAAAGAGGCCCTGAGTTGTTACAAATGGGTTCAAAGGGTGGCAATATAATTCCAAACAACAAAATCGGCGGTGGAGATAGCGTTACAAATGTAATTACTGTTAATGTTGATGCAAATTCAAGCAACGTGACGGGTAATAATGCAGATGCAAACCAACTTGGAAATCAAATTGCAGTTGCGATACAATCAGAATTAATAAAACAAAAACGTGCTGGAGGTTTATTAGCATAATGGCTACTTTTCCAAGTATCACTCCACAATATTCGACTCAAGAAACTGTTGAACAAGATAGCTTGCGAATCAAACTGGGTGATGGTTACGAACAGCGTTTTGTTCAAGGGCTGCCAGCAAATAAAAGACTGATAACTTTAAATTTGGCTTTTAATGTTTCAACTACAGATGCCACAACTATTGATACTTTTTTAGATGCAAGATTTGATGATCAAGATAATTTCGACTTTACACCTCCACATCATTCATCAGCACTTAAGTTTATATGTACAAGAAGATCTAGAACGGCAGTTTTAAATAATAGAGTTGTAATGAATTTAACTTTTGAAGAAGTCGCAGAACCCTAATGGCAATACCAGTTTCTGAATTACAAAAACTGAATCCTAGTTCAAGAATAGAACTCTTTGTGTTGGAACTTGTAGAGGGTTTGCACTATGCAACAGGTAACCCATCAAGTGTACCTACAACATTTAGATTTCATGCTGGCTCTAGTATGAACTCAAATGCAGAAATAGTTTGGCAGGGTAATTCATATCAAAGAGTGCCTATTAATTTTGAAGGTGCTGAATTTACAGGAAAAGGGCAAGTTCCTAGACCTACCTTAACCATTGCAAATTTAGGTGGTATTACAAGAAGTGGTTCAGTTATAACAATGACTGATTTATTGATAGTTGTTAATTTAACAACACCTCACAATGATTTAGCAGATGCCAAGCTGACACGCATTACAACGCTTGCAAGTGAACTTGATGCAGTTAATTTTCCAAGTAGTAGCAATCCATTTGGTACGCCATCATCAAATGAATTACCTCAAGAAATATTTTTTATTGATAGAAAAACAAGTGAATCAAGAAATCTGGTTCAGTTTGAACTTGTAGGTGCATTAGATCAAGCAAATAAAAAACTACCAGCAAGACAAGTTACAAGAAATGAGTTTCCCGGTGTTGGTACTTTTATTAATAGATGACTAATTTTATTTGGAAAAAAGATGCAATTAATCACGCACAAGAATGTGATCCAGATGAATCTTGTGGTGTCATAGGTGTAAAAAATTCAAAAGAAAAATATTACCCCTGTAAAAATATTTCAAATGAATTTAAAGCTGAATCATTTGTGATAGATCCTTTAGATTGGGCTGATATTGAAGATTCAGTAGATGAAATTGTTGGTATAGTACATAGCCACCCACAAGAACAAGATACACTTGAATTTTCACAAGCTGATAAATATAGTTGTAAGGCAATAGATTTACCTTTTTATCTTGTTTCGCCAAAATCAGATAAAATAGCAGTAATAAAACCTGATGAAATAGATGCTTAAAAAAATCAAGGTTTATGGCACATTAAGAAAATTTTTAGGTCAAGCTGAGTTTGAGGTTGATCTAAATAAACCAATTGAAGCAATAAGTTTTTTAAAATGTAATTTTAAAGGTGTAGAAGAGCATATGGCAAAACAGCATTACAGAATACAATGCGGCAGTAAAGTAATAACAGAGGATTTGTTAAATTTAAATACACAAGATCCT